CTCTCAAATTTACGGCCTAAAAGCTTTTCGGCGGCCTCTACGGCTTCTTTTTTTGAGCTTTTTGCAGCCCCTTGGAAGCAGTCCGCATCGTTGCAAGCCACATACAGAGCAGACACGTCCAGAATCAAAACGGTTTCACATACAGGGCACCTCTGGGCCCTCACGGTTTCTGTCCAATCAATAGAGGGCTCTAGGAATTCGAAGGCCTCTTTTTTGTGGTATGCCCCCTCTTGGGCTTTATACCCAAGGACTTTTGATGGGGCTAGGGTTCTGACTTCTGACTCGAAAACGTTGCGGGCTTTGTAGTAGTTGCAATCCCGCTCTAACTCGTAGCCCGTACCCGGAACCTCTGCAATAAGCTGATATAATAACCCCTCTTGCGGGGGGAAGTCTTCGGGCCTCATCCAGCCCTTAAAAAATTCGGTTTTCATAGCTCACCCCCGCAGACGTGGCGCTTTTGAGCCTCCACCGTTTTACGCCAATCGATATCGGGCTCTAGAAATTCGAAATCACTCACCTCATACTCAAAAGGTGACTGCACTTTATAGCCTAAGATGCTTTTAGCACTCTCTGTTTGTATATCGGACACAAAAACATTCTCTCCTATATAGTACTTGAAGTCCCTCAGTATTTTGCACGTTGGCCCCTCCCCCAAACCCTCCACCACTATCTGGTATGATATGCCCTCTTGCGGGGGGAAGTCTTCGGGCCGCATCCAACCTTTAAAAAATTCGGTTTTCATAGCGCACCCCCGCAGCTTTCGAGAGTAGCAGCAAAGCAGGATAGCCTCTCATCCCCGCCCTCGTCACATTCAGCCCTTTTTCCTGAGGTTCGTGGATGAACACCCGCGTCCAGCCCTGTGAGACTTCTTGAAAGTCAGGGATGCAACCTATAGCGCCCAAAATGCCGGTGACGTTATTCTTTGTTAGGGGGTTTGTATTGTGTTCAGGCATGGTGTGCGGCTCCGGGTTAGTTGGTATGTTTTATTTATACACCCTGTATATTTATACACAACCCCCAGAGCCTTTATTTTATAATTTTCTTTGGGATAAAGTACTTTCTTCGAAAATCTCAACCCCGGGGATTTTAATCGTACCATCGGAGGCCTTAACGGCGGCCTTCAAAAGCTCAGGGGAGGGGGCACAATACTCCCGGGGCACTAGGGCAAAATCCACAACCCGATAAGCCCATTTTTTAATCACTGAGACATTGGAGGGCTGCTCTATGGCCGACTCTTGCACCACGGCCAAAGCCGAAGCCGTTGCAGCTACGTTCTGCTCTTTGTGGGCCTCTTGCAGGGCTAAAAGCGCGGCATCTTGTCGGGCCTGAATCGCTTCGATACCTGCGAGAATCTTGCTCTTTAGAATCTTTTCAGCTTCGGTGTATGCTGTTTTTGCGGGCCGGAACCAATCCCGGATTTTCTTTAAAGAGGCATTAATGGGCTGGGTTACACCTTTTTCTTCGGCATCGATTTCCTTGAATTTCTTTTTGACTTCGGCCAAGATTTCGTTTGCGAAATCCAAATCCTCTTGGCTGTCAATCTCAAGAGACTTAATCCCTACAAGCTCCTCTTTGGCGAATTCCGCTTTTTCAAGCGCCATAGCCTCCGGGGATGGGATTTCTTCGGTGGGGATAACCTCCGGGGGCGGTAGCTCTAAAGCTGCGGGGGCCGTCTCCTGTAAGCCCAAAGCAAGGTGCTGTGCCTCAAAATCATGGGGCCAACAAAGTGGGATTACTCCCTTATCAAGCGGAAAGAAAGCCCCAGCAGTTAGCACGATACCCATGGGGGCATAGCACTCCGACACAGCACAAACGTCCACAAGGTACCGTCCACCCTGTGCTAAAGGTTTAAGGCTCAGGCCTGCATAGGTGGGCGGGGGGGTCTCTTGCAAGCCCTCCGGGGTTACTAGCGTGGCCGTTTGGCCTTGGTCTTCGGCGTGGTGTAAGTCGCAGAGAGGTACTTCTCCCTTTTCTGCGGGGAAAGAGACCCCTTCACCCACCACAACCAGGGTAGGGTGGGGGCACTTCGACACAGCGCAAACATCCAGAGGATAGGTAGCGCCCGGCTTTCGTCTTTTAAGTCTCATTTTCTTCGTCCTTTTTGAACCACGCCTTGGGGCTTATGCCAAAAACGTTTTGCAGCGCAACGGCTTGCGCTAGGGTGGGGGTACGGCGGCCTTTTCGCCAAAACATAACATTCTGGGTCCTAATGGCCCCGCCCTCTGAGGCCGTGTCAAGGGCTTCGGCGGCTTGGGCCAAAGTCCAGCCCTTACGGGCTAGAGCTTCGTTTAGCTTTCTTTTTCCAATAGTCATACTATAACCTTATACGCTTTGTTTATTCAAAGTCAACCCGCCCGGCGGATTTCGTACCCTTTATTAGTACGAACCAAATCTAAAGGTGTCCTTTTTACGGCCACGAGGTAATAATATACCCTTCTTTTTGGCATTTGAAAAAGCGTTGCCAGCTCCTCAACCGTCCAAGCCCCATAATGTAGAACTTGTGTAAGCTCTGCCATAATCCTATTATCAGGGCTTGGCATTTTGAAGCCCCCGGGCGTAATGCCCCCTTTGTAGTTTCCAAAGGCCTATGCCTACGGCGTCGGCGATATTGTGCCTTAAAGAGGCCGCTATACCTGAAAGGGCCTGTAAATAAACGCCTTGCTCTGCGTCCTCTAGGGCTCTCAGGTTCCATTTGTGGATAAGATAATCTTCGAGCTTTTTAGTTTTCGGGGCCTGCCCCTTCCACTTTTTGGGGTCCACCTTAAAGATTGCCCTATTCCCAGAGGCTTGCCCCGCTGCAAAGGCTAGATTTATAAGGTCTTGAGGGTCCCCCTTTGAGTGTTTATAGATTTGGGGGACTTCCACAGTAACAAAAAGGTGGGTTCCATACTCTGGGAAAAACCTCCCCACGGCGTCGGTTCCGTGGTACCCTGCCTCTTGTAGCCCATCTTTGCCCCACAGGGCCCAAGCCGTTTTATGCACTCCGGGGTCTATTGATAGAATCATAACTCAGGCTCCCACGGTATCAAGGTGCCTTCGGCATTGAAAACAGGCTCCGCACCCTTTGACCAGCGCCGGGAAAGACAAGCCGTGGCCCGGGGCGGCACGTTGGGCACTACTCGGGTGAATTCTTCCACCATTACTCTCTCTAATTCTGCTGCGGCGGCGGCGGCGGCCTTGCCTTCGTCTACCTCTAGCATTAATTCATCATGAATAAAATTGACCGTGCGGGACCCAAAAAGAGGGCTCTCAGTGTCACAGTATTGGGCATAGGCCACGGCGAATAGGGCCAAGCCTGCACCATCGGCGGCGGGGCCCTGAAAAAAGAGGTTTGCCGCTTGGGTGAAACGCACACCGCCGCGGTAGCGCCCTGAGTAGGGCATTTGAAAGAGGCCCTCTCCACCGTAGCCTGTACACTGAGCTTTAATCCACGTGTGAAACTCCCGGACTTCTGGCCATGCCTCAAAATAGGAGTCGAAAATATGCCGGGCTTCTGTCATGTCTAATTCAAGCCCGTAGCCCTTTGCGTAGGCCTGAAAGCCCTTGGCCCCCATACCTCCGGGGATACCGAAGTTTCCAGCTTTTGCACGTTGCCTGGCCTGCTTAACCGTGGGGTGTTTGGGGTTTTCCCGGGCCCATTCGAGGTCAATGCTCTCTATGAGAGCCCCGTAGTCTAGGTGAGGGTCTCGCCCGGCATTCAGGGCCTCAGCAAGCCTGGAATAGCCTACAAGGCCTAAGCAGGTCTCGGCAAGGGTGTGTAATTCGGCCTTGTCATAATCACAGTTAAGATAGACCTTACCTTTTCGGGGCACGAAGCACTCACGAACACCCACCTTTTTGCGTGGGTTTTGCGTGTTGTAGCCACTTGCAGACGTGCGGCCCGTACCCACAAGCGAATCAAACCGGGGATGTATAATAGGGCTTCTCAAGGCCGTAACATCTTTGCTGAGGATGTTTTGTGCTACCCCGTACTCTTGCAGAGCAATCAGCCCCACATCCCCGCTTAGGGCCATGGCTTCGGCGTCTAATTTTACGTTGCCTTTATCAGTTGTGGGTACTTCCACCCCCGACGCCTCACAGGCTGCTATCATGCGCTCTCGGGCTAGCTTGAGCTTGCGGCTATAGCTGCCATCTTTTTTGAGGGTCAAGAGCCCTAGCCCGTGCAAGTAGGCTTGCAGGCGCACTATTTCGGCCACGGCTTCGGCTTCTAGTGCGTCCACCGCTTCGGGGTCTGTTTTCATACCCCAAGCTTCGGCCAAAAACAGGGCCCAAGCCTTGCGCACTTGCCGGGGCTCGTCGTCTAGGACACCTGAGGGGTAGTCTGCAAGATTGTTTTCTTGGTGGGCCCAAACCCCATAGGTGGCCACGGGGTCATTTTCGGCGTACTCTCGGGCCTCTGCCGGCCATTCTGTAACCGGGGTTTCGGCTAGTTCGAAATAGCCGGTTCGCCATTTCGAGGTTTTATCCAGTACCATACCAAGATGGCGCTCTGATAAATGCCCCAAGCCATAGCCGTATTTTATAAAGGTGCCGTCGTGGCCATATTTGCCGCGAAACTCCCCGGCGGCTATATCTAAAAGCTTTTGCCTTATCATGGTATCAGTTATGGCCCCATCCTTGGCCAAGGCGGCGAAGATTAGCGGCATAAGGTCGGGCCATTTAGCTGCGAACACGGCCAAATCGAAAGCAGCATTGTGAAAGATTAGCCGGGCTTGGCCCTTCAGGGCCGATAAAAGCAGCGACTTTATAAAACCTTTTAGTCCGGGCTCTGAGTGTAAAAAGATAACCCCTTCGTCGGGGGCCGTGTCTTCGGTGATTTGGACGCATACCAGCGGGGGGGCTTTGCAGCCTAGCCGGATTAGGTCCGTTTCTGTATCGATTGCGTAGGTTTTCACGGTGTAGGCTCCATAGAAAAGGGGGCACGTGGGCCCCCTTTTCTGCTTACGGGGTGGGCTGTCTTATGCCTCGTCGGTGGGTCGCCAGAGGTGTTTGGTGAAATCCCCACCGGCCCGGGTTTTTATGCCTTCGGTGCGCAAGCGCACTGTGTTACCTGCCAAGGGATTGGCCTCTGATACCGCGTACTCTGAAATGTCAACCGAAATATCCACCGTTTCCCCCTTTTCATTTACTTCAGAAAAAAGGGCATTGAGGGCCTCAACTTCGTTGGGGTTAACACCATTCAGAGCCCCCAAAAGGCCCTTGATATTGCCCAAGGCACTATCGTGCTTGAAATTTACAACCCATGCAGGGCAAGACCCTGGGCCCCTTTCGGGGTCATCACTCTCGATAACTTCCATTTCTGCCACGAACATATTATCGTTACTGCGGCTCTGGATGATTTTGAGGCACAGCACCTTGCAAAGGTAGTTGTGATTAGAGTTAAAATAGACGCCTGAACCTGTAGCGCTTGCACTTCCCATACCATTAAATAAACTCATTACCTTTCTCTCTTGCCTTTCGGCTCTTATGCCCTTTCGGGCTCTTTACCCCTTAATTGGGGGAATCTTATTTTAGCCAGCGTGCATCTTTTCTATCTATCAAAGCCTCTACCTCAGCTTTGGTCAAAATATCAAGGTCCGCATAAAGCAGCTTTTGAGCCTGTCCTGTAGTGTGCTCTATCGCCACGGACTCTTGCAGAGCCTTTTGTACCCCGGCCCATTGCTCTATCACTGCGAGGTTAAGCCCGAAGGTTACGGCGTCAGCCTCTTGCCCATCACGGTGGGTACGTCCTAAGAGCTGCTCATAGGCTGAGCCCCCCGCCATCGGGGATGTTAACAGATTACGGGCCCACCCTTGCAGGTTCCGGCCTTCGGAATTGCTCGCTATACTAGCGATAATGGGGCCCGTGGCATCCTCTATAGCCACGCCGTTGGCTTGCCCCCCTTGCCTAAAATATGGAAGCCCTGTCTTTTCTGCCAGCTTCACACCAAAGGCGGTATGTTCTACCCAACAAATCCCCGGGGAGTCCCCGGAATTGAGCCAATCAGCTGCGGCATTTACAACGGATTCAGCCTCCCAAACGGGTACGGAATTAGGCTTGAAGCTATCTCTTATACTCTTCCAAGCCTGATATTCAACCCCGGAAAGCTCCCCCCGGGCACAGGCCCGAGCTACCTGCATTTCTGAGTCTAGGCCCCGGCGGTTGTTGGACAGTGCATCCCGGGCAAAAGCTGCCCATTCTTTGCGGGCCAGCATCCAATCCGGCGGCGGGCGGGGGTCCCATTTGTACCAGAAACCACAGGCCAATTCCCGGGCGTGCCTCCACATTTCCGCAGCTTCCATAAATGCCCAACCATCGGGCATTTCCCACAAGTCTCGCACTCCTTTTAGCACCGCTAGAGGCTTTTCATCCATTCCGGGGTCGATGCTATAGACTTGCAGGCTGGCCCCCTCAAAACCTTCCTCAGTAGCCACCACGCCGGGGGTAGAGGTGAAGCGGCGGCGGTATGCCCCCCGGGCCACGGTCAAAGAGTCAATTTCACCTTTAGCCAACTTTTCAAGCTCTGAATCCGAAGCATATTGCAGCAATACCCCCGGCTGCAACCTCGCCTCAGGTTTGATGTTTGGGTCTATCGCTTCGGCCCAATCGTTTAATTCCCCCCATGTTTGCGGGATGGGGCGTAGGCCCTCCGGCATGGCCCATGCTACAAGGTGGGCATAGTCTTTAATGCCCCTCACCATAAAAGAGCCAGACATGCCCATAAAGTGGGTCTCAGGGTGCTCTTTGAACCAGCGGGAGACCCTTCGGGTAACTGCGGCCTTGCGGTTTTTCAAGCGGTGGGCTTCGTCGGCTATGATTAAATCGGGGGCGTACTCTCTTAGGATGGCTTCTCCCCGCTCCCGGCCCAGCATTTCATACGATAGCACCTTGACAGGGCGCAAGAGCCATTGCTTGGAAAGCTCTTTATACTCCCTGTGGGTCTTGTCCCGCAGCTTTGCGGGCACCAAAAGCAGAGGGCGCTTGCATTGCAGTATAGAGGCTCCCAAAAAAGAAATAAGTGTTTTGCCCCCGCCCACCCTAATGGGCGCCATCAGGCCTTCGAGGTCGTGCAGCTCCTCAAGTGCTGCGACCTGTGGCGGCCTTAAGGTCATATCACAGCCCGCCTTACCAAAGGTGTGCCGTAAAGCTAGCCCCAACGCCGTAAGGGCTTGCTGGTCGTCTTGCCACCGGCGGGAGGGCAAGCGGGCTATCCGGTCGGTTTCGGCAGTTCTGGAAACCCCCCGCTTGCGGAATACCTTGCCGAGGTTTGAGTTTTTGGCAAAGTCCGCCCGGGTCTGGCCGTTTTTGGCTAGCATAGAGTCAAGAAGGTTCATTTTTATCGGCTTCCGGCATAAGCTCATAGGCTAAAAAGCCTAGAGTGGCACAGATATACCCAGCCCACAGTGCATCCTCTATTACTGGGTCTAAGGTGGCGAACCGCACCATGATGAGGCACGAAAAAGAGGCCAATATAAGGAGATTTTTCACTGATGCAGGCGCCCTAAAAAATAAATCTGCTTAATCTGGTCTTTAATGGGGGTGGTATCAAGCTGCAAAGCCCCGCCCTTTTGGCGCTGCATGGCGGCGTTCATTTGCACAGTTAGAATAGTAAAGACATTGGAAATCATCTTTTCTAGTTCGATTTCGTCTTTGACTGATACGGCGGGGAGTCCGTTAGGGTCAACTATTAACATTTGCTTTTTCCTTTGTACTTCTATAGGGTGCTAGCTCATGGTGAGGCTAGAGGCCCCCGGGGATTTGTTCCTTTGCCCCGGGGGCCTCGTTGCGTCTAGCTACTCAAAAGTGATGGTGAATGTCATCTTTTGCCCTGTCTCTTTGGCCGCTTTGGCGAGATAGAGCATGGTTTCATCGAGACCCCGGGCCACGATGGCGGGGGGTTCGAGGTTATTATTCACCACAGTGGTGGGCTTCGCCGGGGCTTTCTTGTCCTTCGGGGCTTTTACTGCGGGTGGGGGCGGTGGGGGCTCCGGCTTGGGTCCGGTTGCGGGGGGCTCCGGCATTTTTACCCCTGCTTCGACTTGTGGAACCTCAGCCTTCGGGGCTGCCTGTTTAGCTTTATGGGCTGCCATCTTGGCCACCATATCGCTTTTGGGTTTCGCTCCCTTGGTAAGGGCTGCTGTGGTCATCTTCGGGGCTGCGGGCGCCGGCGCCGGGGCTGCGGGCGCCGGGGCTTGGTCATCGGGGATTTTCATAGCCGTAGGCGGGGTGGCGGCCTTTGCTGCGGCTTTGGCTTTCATGTTATCCATAACCGAAAGCTTGGCCGGGGGTGCGGCTTCGGCGGGGGGGTTGATTGCAGCTACGACTGCGGCGGGGGTGCCCCCCGCTGCGGCGACTGCCTTTGCATTTTCTGCCATTTGTTCCCGAAGGGTGGGCTTGCTCATGTACGACCTCATTATCTCACCGTTGGTGAGTTTGCATCGCCCCCTATGCTGGCACCCACCATATGCGGGGCAAGTTTGGGGGTTTGGTTCAATGTTTTTTGCTTCCGTTTCAGTTTCTAATATATAGACCATTTCGCGGCCTTTTGCTAAAATACCTTCCCATATTTTTTTATTGTCTGCAAGGGTAAACAGAGCCCTAACGGCTTTAGATTTGGGTGTGCCTTTCGTTAAATAGTAGATGTACTCCACTAAGCAGCTATCGACGCCCAACTCCTGCATTTTGCGCTGTGCATAGATGGTGGGCTGAATCATGGTCAATAATTCTTCGGGCGACGGGGCCCATTTCCAATCCCCCGTGGTCTTGTGGTCCCCCACCACCGGGACAAGCCCCGGGGCGGGGTGTGGTTTCCAAATGCTCCTTTTTGGGTTCAGGTAATCCGGGGGAAGTACCAAAATCGGGGCCGGGGAATAATCTACAACGCCTTGCAGGTCAAAAGGCTGGTCTGCCAGCTCCCATTTAAAGCGGCCCTCTACTTCTACAGTCCCCGGAGCTGGTAGAAGGTGAATTCCGGCCAACGCGATTTTTCCTTGTTTCGTTTCCCGGTCGGGGGCTTTGCCCTGTTTTAGATAATCTTCCAGGATTATGTGTACTTCGCCCCCCAGGATGGCGCTGGGGTGCTGCACCTTTGGCACCCTGTCGATTTTGGCAAAGGCCCATTTTCTTTTACACATAGAAAAAGTGTCGATTTGTGAATAGGACAAAAGGGGCTTTTTCATTGTTCTTGTCCACAGGTACGGCACAGGTAATACTTGATGGGCACAGCTTCGCCGCATTCATCACAGGGGGTTTCTGTGGGCTCAGGCTCTGGTCCGCCACCCACCTTGAAATCTTCAGGGGGTGCATAGTCTTTTATTTCCCCCTGAATCAACGGCCTCTTTACTGTTGGTGATGGCACGTTGGCCCCCTCCGGAGCGGCGGCTAGCATATTCCCCGGGCCGCCGAAAAGGTTCTCTTTAAGCTCCCGCCGGGCCTTTTTGGTTAGAGGTTTTAGCCCCTCTAGGAGCACTTCATCATGCACAATGCCCACGACCTTGAAGCCTTCATCATGCACAATGCCCACGACCTTGAAGCCTTCGGGTAGGGGGCAATCGGGCAGGACACCCAACACCGTGAGGGGGCACGGGAGAAAACCCTTTTGTAAATCTTCGGCGGTCTCCAAGTCCGTTTTGCGGGCGGTGGCAATTTCTGCGGCCAAGTCTCTAAGGCCAGTTGCAAAACCCCTAAGGGCAATCCAAGAGGGCTCGCCGGGTACGTTATCGGCCACCCAACGAAGGGTTGCGGGGTCAAGGTGTTTCTCTTCTGGTTTCATGATTTCACCTCAGAGACCACAGCCACAGGCATAAACCCACAGGCCCAATCCGCAGCCGACCTATACAGCTTGACGGCCTTTCGGGTCTGCTTTATTTCGGCCTCTATATTCATTTCGGTAGGCTCCATACAATGGGTCACAAAAGGGGTGACGTGTAAGGCCTTGAGCCCGCCCCACCGCTCCCGCAAGGCCTCAAGTGTCGTGGGCTCCCGGGGCTCAAAGTTTTCGATTTTGAGTTTCATTTTACAGCCCTTTTATTCCAATCCGAAATAGCCTTAGCTCTAGTCGGGACTCTGGAGTTTAGGGTAGCCCCACAACCTTCCAGCTGTCCTGAGCAAACAACCTTGTGTATCTCCCGACTGTTAGGCACCCAACGCTGTACCATTAGAGTGTCCTCTCCACCACAAAAGGGGCAAAGCTTCATTTTTCGTTGTCCGTTGTCATTTTACGTAATACTCCCCCATTCTCGCCCCGCACAAATAGTGCCCAAGGATTGAATGGTCTTCGAGGGTGATTTCTAGCCCGGTTTCGGTTATCAGCAGGGCCCCGGGCGCACAGGTATCCAGCATATGTTTGAAGGTCGCAAGTGCTTCGGACGGTTTAAGCTCTGAAAGGCCCTCTTGTAGTCGTTGGGCCTTCGTGCTCTGGATGCACTCCGTAACCTCTGCCGCGTCGAAGGTAATCTTCAGGGCCTCTGTGTCGGGCTCTTTTGGGTCTGTCATGTTTGTCGTCTCCAGGTTGGCATTCTCTAGTTATACACCCTGTATATTTATACACAACCCCTAATCAGCCCTTAGAAGTACTTTCGGTCTCTTTTATTTCAGCCTTGAGCTTTTCGGCCACATCAAAAAGAGCATTAGCCAAGCCAAAAAGTCCGGCGGAGGCCCCTATAAGCATACCCCGGAGGTAGACGCTACGAGCTTTCAGGCCTTGCTTGCGCATGTTCTCAGCAAGTCGCTGGACGTTTACGGCGGCTTTGTTGGTTTCTTTGAGGTCATTAAGTATGGCCAGGGTTTCGAGTTGCATTTTATTAGCTCCGGTAGGGCATAACCACGGCTTCGTAGTTTCCCGATAGGATTAAAAGGGGTTGCTCGTGCTGCAAAAAATCAAAATAAAGGGAGGCTTGCTCCCCGGGGGCATTGGCCACAGCTTCGAAAAATTGCTTAGGGCTCAAGCGGAAGGTGAAGGATTTATCCGGCCCATGCATAGGTACAGACACCTCCCCGGCCTCTTGGCTCTGAATCAAAAGCTCAAGAGACGTGACCACGAAAGTGCAGCCCGTGTTAACTTCTTTGATATTATCCAAAAACTTAAGGGTCTGCTCTTTGTTCAGGACGCCGAAGCTCCCGCTTTCCGCCGGTATGGCTTGCCTATAGTCGGGGAATTTGGGTAGAGCATCCGCCACGCCTACAAAGTCTCCGGCCTCAACCCGCACCCGGCCATTGTCCAGGGTAACGGCCGCAGCTGCCCCACAGTCAAAAAGCTTGAGTCCCTCAACAAAATCCCGCTGAATCATGAAAGAGGGCACGGCGGGCGGGGGGTCTGGGTAGTTAATCCGGGCCAGTCTGCGGCGGTTGGTGGCGACGTATTGTAACCACGGGTCTTGAGTCTCGACCAGGACCCCGTTTACTTGCTTGTTTACTGCCTCTGCACCCATCGTGTAGGCTACGGGGGCAATACGGGCTGTAAAATCCTTTAAGAGGCACTGAGGGCCTTCCAGAAGCATATCATAAGGCGGGATTTTTTCGGTGTGTCGGCTGAGTACTCCGGCCCCGTCCAACTCCAAAAATCCAGCCTCTGTAGTGGCCTCTACTATGGACGCAGCCCCTTCTATGCTTTGCAGGGCCTTGGGTAGGTCTGGCAAGATAAGAGCAGCACAGGCACCAAAACCAACGGCCACGCGGGCCCTGCCCGTAGGGAATTCTGCCAAAAGTCCTACCTCCCCTGTTAAATCAGGAGAAAGAAAGGCCTCATAGGCCCCAACGCTTTCAAAATATTTAAGGGCTGACACTAAGTTTTCAACGTGAATTTGCATTATTTTTCCTTTAGACGCTCATCAGAGCTGATAAATTCCGAAGCTAACATGTAAAGGGCGCGGCTTCTAAAATATCGGCCACGGCTTCAAGGGCTTCAACGGATATCGCCTCAAGCCGCACTTTTCGTATGCGCCGGATTAGCTCCCCCCTTTGGCCTGCTCTGGAGATTTCCTTTTTGCGGTCGTCGGTGGCCTCTGTTAAGTAGGCGTGGCGGGAGTCCAGCCCCTCCCCGTCACTCTTTCGAAAGCGGCTTTCATATTTGCTCCCCATGTGATTCTTAAGTTCTATGCATACGAGAGTTTTCGTAGTGCGCAAAACCTTGCAGATTGAGGGCCCGTTGTAGTTATAGACGACCTTGTCACCTTTCTTGATTTTCTCTAAGAATTCCATTTCTTTTTCCTTTAGGCTGCGGGCCCAAGCTTGAACCAGCAAGCCACCTGTAAGGGCGTACCAGAAAAGACGACTTCGCCCCGTTGTGATACGACCCACCGTGCAAAGGGGCCCCACTTAATGGTGAAGCCTGCGGCCCTGAGTTCTTTTCTTAGGGTGCGTTGGTTCATTTTATGCCTCTTTTCGCTAACCATTTTTCGGCCCCTTTCTGGGTCTTAAAGTCTTTGGATTCGGCATAAGTCAAGGCGGTGAAGGTCTTGTCTGTGTTCTGGTACCAACCACGGCTTATGCTTTCGTTGTTCGCGTCGGTCTTTGTTTTGATGTTTTCCATTGTTCTAATATACACCCTGTATAATTATACACAAGCCCTAAATGCTCAAAAACCCGCTTTGCAATTCAGAAAGTACTTTCCGGGCTTCGGCCTCTGGGAAATAGACCACGCCGGGGGTTTTCCACTCCACGTTGTAATCCATATCCCACTCCCCCGTACCTAGCTGCATATGATGGCACTTTTTATCTAACGTTGAAAAGTCGGGAACGTAGTCCGGGCAAAGCTCCGCCCGGCGGGCGCGCAAGAGTTGGCCTTGTAGCTGCTCTGCGGCGTCCCTTTTGGTGGTATCCTCTTGATACCGCTCACAGCCTGCAAGGCGGTATTCGTCCCCCGCTGTCAATTTCTGCCCTGTGAGGGTGCAATCACTTAGGATTGTGAAGTCCCCCGGGGGTGGGGTCCACTTCAAGGGCTCGGGCTCCGGCTCGGGTTCAGGCTTCGGGGCACAAGCCTCCTGGTAAGTATCGACGGCCTGTAAAAGTGCCTTGAGGGCTTCGGCCTTAGTTTTGGATTCTTCGCGGTCAAGTAGTGTATTGATTGCGGGGAGGGTGCTTCCCACGGTGTTCTCCTTTTTGAGTATGGCTGCGGCTGCCAGTGCCGCGAGGCCACGTCCGGGGTTTTGTGTCGCTGGGGTGTTATGGGGCCTCATCCAAGGTACAGGGGGGGCCTTGATAGCTGCAAGGGCTTTGGGTGTGGCTTCCTCCAAATAAGGGCGGGGATTGGTGCCAAAGAACCCTTGACCCATACCGGTTTTTTGGGAAAATGCGGCGGTGCCGTGACCAAAGCCTAGATAGATTCCACCGTCCTCTATGAGTTTTATTTCAAAGGGGTGGCTATCCCGCAAGGGCTCCACAACGATTACCAAATCGCCCGCTTTGAGGTCTTGAAGCCAGGCGTTTCTTTTTTCTTCTACTTCGAGTTGATGGGCTGTCTTTTCAATCATGGTTTTCTTCCTTGTGGAGCCCGGCGGCGATGGCCACGGCTTCGAGGGTTTTAAGGCTATGGGTTGACCAATTCTCAACGCTGAGGGTGCATGAGAGCCTTTTCTTGAGGTTTTCGGCCACGACTTGAGCTAGCGCCTCCGGGGTGGGCTCCTGTAAGCGGCTTCTGCGGGACCTATCCTCGGATTTTCCGGGCGGCACACCTCGGGAGCGTGTGTACTTGTCCTGATTAGGTTTCTCCCCTATCAGGATTAGCGTGGGCGTTGTGCGGGTGATTTTGAGAATTGCACGGCTTTGGGTTCGGTACCCATATCGGGCAATAATTACCAAATCGCCCGCTTTGAGGTCTTGAAGCCATTGTTCTTTAATCATGGTTTTTCTCCGGGGGAGGATGGGCCCCGGATAGCTCCGGGGCTGGGTTTTTCGGTTAGAGTGAGGTGTAAAGGCCTGTAGCCTGCTCTATGGCCTTGTGCAGCATGTCAGCATAAAGCCCGGGCTTCTCAATCTTGTTGCTGATTTTGAAATGGGGAGCGCGGCCAATCTTGCAGAATTCCATATCGTAGGTATCAAGGCTGTTCAGCGTGATTTTGCAATGATTCAGAGTCTGGCAACCACGAAAGCGAAAAGAAAAACCTGATTTATGCCCACCCAATTTTTGCGCACCTAACATGTAAAGGGCGCGGCTTCCAATTTGGTTTCTGATTGTGTTTGTGATTTCTAGGCTCATGGTGTTTAGCTCCGTTTGGGTATGTTCTAGTTATACACCCTGTATATTTATACACAACCCCTAATCGTAAATAAAAGTACTTTTACATTAAAAGGCCGTGCACGACCCCCATATGATACACGGCCTGCATGGCTTTTGGGGAGTCGTAGAAGGCCGCTAGGCTCCATGCAATGGCCACCGTAGCCCCTACTTTGTCTTCGACTTCAGGTAAGTCCCTCATTTCTTCTTGAAGTCGGCTTAAGATACGGGTCTCTCCTGTAACGGGGTCTAGCCCTAGGTGGTTCCTTTGGGCTGCTATGTCTTCTTTCATGGCGTCAAGGGTCATTACCGCCAGCTTTAGGCGCTCTTTAGCTTGGCTTTTCATGACAAAAGGCCATAAGCTGCGCCCACGTGAAAAGCCGCTTGGATGGCCTCAGGGTTGGATAGGCCCTCTAAGAGATAGATGGTGCGCATCATACGCTCTTTTTTGTCTTTGGCCTCAGGGAGGGCTTCTATTTGGTGCTGCACGGCGTTTATCAGGTGGGTCTTGCCTGTGGTTGCTGCGGTGTTGAATCTCAGGCGGTGGGCCTCTAGGTTATCCTCTAGGCGTGTGAGGGCTTCGAGGGCTAGCTTTAGGTGGTCTTTGGCTTGGATTTTCATTTTATTCCTCTCAAAATCTCAGCTATGACATCAATCGTCCAACCGTTGCCCAGCATCGAAATCCTTAGGTTGCGTGAACAATGGTCGGTATACCCCTCCGGGACGGTTTGCAGCCTCTCACATTCTGTAGGGTTCAAGGGCCTGATTTTCAATTTGCCCTCGAGATTTATGTAGAAGATATTTGTAGACCCACTATTAGCGATATTTTGGCCGGAAGTTGTGAGGCAATTCGACTTGTGCTCAAGGCTTTTGAGCTGGGAAAGGGCTTTTTTATAGGCAAGGGTGCCTATTTTTTTCTTGAAAAATCTCTCTGTGAATATGCAATCCGCCAGGTGGCCATCTAGATGGCCCGTTTTGAAGTGCTCTTTTATTATCCTTTTTGAGCTGTCAAAATCCAGGAGGGTGGTTTCTGCAAAGTCACAATCTGAATCTTCCAATATATCCCGGATTTTGGTGGGGCTAGGGTCTCTAAAGGCTTCCCTGTTTACAGGGATATTCGTCCAATACAACCTCTTACGGTTTTGGCCTGATTTGGTGTTAGAGTCTATATAAATAGGCTCTACTCCCAAAGTATCACTAATAATTTTCTCCCATTTTTTGGCCATTCTGACGTTCTCGAGTAGGAAATATTTAGGATTCACTTGGTAACAAAGCCGGACATACTCCCAAAATAGATAGGATTGACCTTGAAACTCGAAGCCCTCAGCTTTTAGCTCCAGATATTGGTCCAGGTTTGTTATCTCAATGTCGCAGGAGGTTGCCATACCCTTTCGATTGCCGGCAAAAGAGAAAGACTGGCAGGGGGAACCCCCCATTATTAAATCTATATTGACGTCCGGGGGGATATCCACATCTTTAACATCCCCGATTTGTATTGTATCCGGAAAATTCGCCTGTGTTACCTCGATTGCCCTTCTATCTATCTCACTCGCCAGATAGTTGGTGGCCTCAATCCCGGCTTTTTCCAGGGCTATTTGGCCCCCGGATATTCCATCAAAAAGACTAAGTACGTTAAAGGGTTGCATCTATTCTAACCTCTTATGGGCACGACGGTGCCACGGGTTTTGGGCTGGGTTTCTTTTTGTAGCGCGGCTACGATGTTTTCTTCTATGTCGAAAAGGTTCTTTTCGGCCCAGGCTACCAGGTATTCGGTTTTGACTTTGCGGAACATTTGCAGCTTGCCCCGTCCATCCTTGAAGCCCCGGCGCTCTTTGTGGCTCAGGCTACTGATAGCCGTGTTTATTTTGTGGTGGGCGGGCACTTTCTCCCCAGTTTCATACACTTCCCAATATTCCGAAAGGGCCCGGGTGTTGACATACAGGCCCCCGTCGATAATTTTAATCAGCCCGGCCCCCGTGTTGTCCACCTTCTTTGGGTTTTGCAGGTAGGAGACCAACCACCGAAGTGCTATCGAATTAAAGTAGGTCTGAATGGTCAGATTTGTTGACAGAGACGAGCTATCCCCCGAGACTAGAAACCGCTTGCCCCTCTTGACGGTGCGGGTCTGCTTAAGCCATAGTGCGTGAGCTGCAACGGTATCCCCCGCCCCCCAACTCTGCAAAACCTCCGGGGGGAGCGACAGCAGGTAAACAGCTGCCTTTTCCGAAGGTTCGATAGAAAGGATTCTATCCGAAATCGCGGCTATGTCGTTCTCTGTGAGGCTTTCAGACGTTCTTAGAAGGTCCTCATTATTGGCTGTTAGTATCAACCTTGTGGCCCCCTTAAGGGTGGCCATAGGTAGGAATTTGCGCTTGAGTGAGCGCCCCCGGGCTTGGATGAAGTTGCGCAAATCCCCCGTGGTAGCACTCTGCTTTCTGAAAGCTTCGGGCAAAACCTCATCCGCCAAAACGAGGGGGCACTTAAGAGAGGCATCATTGAAATTCTCCACTGCATCAGCCATATCTACAGGCCCTTCCTCACTCCATAGACGGCTTAGGGCGTCGGCCAAAAGGGTTTTACCTGTGCCCGGGGCCCCTCCCAGATACAAAGACGCACAAGGCTCTGAGAGGTCTGTTACTACTGCCACCCAATCCAGGAGCTTTCCTGGATTCTCTCCCCCGAGCAATTCGAGCCACTTCGCCACCTGCGGATTTTCTTTGGGCTCAATGTCCCTGATAGGCGTGGGGGCTTCGGTCAAAGTTTTTGTGTTCCAATCATAGGAGCTTTTTTGCGCGTGCAAATCCACTATAATAAAATCCAACACTGAGCCGTACTCATCCACCAGCTCTGAAAGCTTCTTTTTGCTGATATTCCCTTTTTCAGATACCTTGGTAAGGTCCACCCCAGCCGTAGAAGCCGCCGCTAGCTCAGACTGTGCCACCCTCAGAGCTTCAGAGTCCATATAGGCCTTGCCATACTCCCCCCCTTTGAAAAAATAATAGCTTTTCCCGGCCTGCAAAATCCATAGAGCCATAAACTGCGGGGCCGCTACTCCTGCCTCAGAAGCATAACGGGCCAATTCTTCGGGGGTATACGGCGTGTTTCGTGTACCTTTGAAGGCTTCGGATATACGCAAAATCCTTTTGTCTTGGGCCAGCTCTTCAAGCTCTTTTTTTGTATCTTCCAGCTCGTTTTGTTTCCGGCCTATCTTGTCGGTGAAGACTTCCAGCCCGGGGCCGTCTGTGCCCTCCTGCTTTTCTACCGCTTCTTTGAAAAAGGACGCTATGTGTTCAGGTGCTGCGTGTGGCCATTCTTTGGCCAAGTAGCGGGCCAAGATAAAAAGCGTGTTGTCGCGGTCTCCTTGTGGGGCAAAGGCCACCCCCTCAACCCCTTCTGATATGTAGGCGCTAACGGCCTTGGCTTCTGGGCTCCGCTTGCTTTTCAATCGGGCGGCCAGCTCTAGAAGGTCGGCTTTATTTATCAGAGATTCAGCTTTAGCCTCAGGTACAGGTGCGGCTAGAAGGGCGTCAACGTCAACGGGCCGCCCGGGGTTGTGGATGGATTCACCATCCCCATCAGCTGGGGCTGAGGGTATGAAATAGAGCCTTGAAGCATCTTTGCACTTCTGGTCGGAATAACCCGCAAAAATAGCGTTGAAGCGGGGCCAAAACTTACGCCACTCCGAGGCTAAAACCGGGCGGGAGAAGCGGGCCACGAGCCTAAAAGACCACGTGCCTTTTGCTTTGAATCTTTCGGAGTGGCTCCAAGTCGTATAGAGGATAAAATCGTAATCTGAGGCCGCTTTTGAGACTTCCGAAAACTGGGCTTCTGTGAGTTTATCAAGGTCCAAAACCCCAAAATGCACGGCCTGTATCCCTTTAAGCCCACGGGTAAAACCTTCGGCCCACTCCACAGGGCTAAATGCGGGGGCCGCAAATTTGTCCGTTATAAGGTGTACAGAGAAATCAGAAACCAGCGTTTTCCAGTCGGTTTCCTCCTGTGAGGGGGCATTATCTTTGTGATTTCTAAAGTGGGAGATTATCATCTCTTACAGCTAGCAGAACTTGAGATTTTAGGCAAGAGAAAAGAATTAAATAAATACCAAGGGCCGAAACCGTGGGTTTTTACCACTTTATTTATTTACCATAGGTGTAGTTACAGCAAACCTATAGGTGTTACAGCGATGTACAGCAAGATTACAGCAAGAAAGCTCTGCAATTCCGTAGGGTTTACAGCATTACAGCAAATCATCTAATTTAATAAGGATTATTTAATATAGATAGTATAGAGTATATATTAGTATTATTAATATGTTTCAGGTCATTTTTGCTGTAATGCTGTAACGTGCTGTAATCATTAGGGGTGGCGCTGTAATTCGCTGTAATTTGGCCTGATTTGCTGTAACTAGGTTGTAATCTTTGTAAGTGCCTGTAATTGTAGGCTTTTTGTTTTTTGCTCTTTTTTGGGGTTTTTACACTTGCTTTTTTACCAAAAGTATATTAATCGTGCTGTATGACTGTACGCAATGTAAAAAATGGAAAAAAGGTTTTTAGCTTCAACTTGAGGCCAAGCACCCACAAGCGCCTAAAGCTTGCAGCTCTGGAGCAAGAAATCAGCATGGGGGATTTCTTAGAGCAGGCCCTGCAATTTGCCTGTGACTCCGTAGGTGCCCCCGAAGTGGAGCCAGAAAGCAAGTGATTCTAAAACCCGCACAGAATACCCTCGGCACCCCCCTTTGCTGCCCCGTGGCGGCTTTTATAATCTCGGGGCATACCCAAGGGGCCCAAACATGAAAAACCCGCCTATGGCCCCTTGGGGCCCGTTAGAGGGGGAAGGGTCAAAAGCTTACCTGTACTTCTGCAATTACCGTGATTTGGGGGCGGATAGAAGCGTAAGAAAAACGGCTGAAATGTTCGGTATGAATCCAGACAATATGCGGATTTATTCCAAAGATTTTAAGTGGGTGGAGCGGGTCAAGAAATGGGAAGCGGAGCTGGATAAACGCTCCCGGCGTTCAATTCTAAATGACGTTGTGGCCATGCGCTCCCGGCAAATAGCCCTTGGAGTAGGCTTTCAAGAGGTCGTAGGCAAGGAATTACACGCCCTCACAGACCGAGTGATAGAAGCCGAAAAGGCCCAAAAAGAGAAAGGTGCAGCTACCCGCCGTTCTGTGTTGACTCCCGACCAGCTGGTCAAGCTGATGGAAGCCGGGGCCAAAATAGAGCGCCTTAATCGCGGGGAGCCTGACTCCATAACGCAAGCTTTTGATGAAGACTTAAGCTCTCTTAGTGCCGACGAATTGCTACTGTATCACGACCTCCTGAAAAAGATTCGCGGCTAGGCCGTGGCGGATTCGCACAGGCTAATTAATGCAGAGCGGGAGCTTGCCAGTCGAAGCCTAGCCGAATTTGTCAAACTAGCATGGCCACAGGTGGAACCTGCCCGCCCATACTCCCATAACTGGCATATAGACGTAATTTGCGCCCACCTTGAGGCCGTATCCCGCCGGGATATAAAAAGGCTCGTGATTAACATCCCGCCCGGGGCCATGAAAAGCCTTTTGGTCTGTGTATTTTGGCCTGCATGGGAGTGGAGCCAGCGCCCGCAAACTAAATTTATCTACGCCTCGTATTCAGCCACTTTGAGCCGCCGGGACAATACCCGCACAAGGCGCCTTATCGAGTCTGCTTGGTTCCAAGCCCGATGGCCTATCGAACGGGCGGAACCTTGGGGGGCCGATAAATTCGTAAACGATAGCGCGGGTATGCGTATGGCCACATCGGTGGGAGGTGCGATTACGGGGGACCATGCTGATATTCAGGTAGCGGACGACCCACTAAAGCCGATGGATGTTACGGGGCTCATGAATGCCGATGGCAACGCCCTTGCGAAGGCGTCTGAGTGGTGGGATGAAACCATGTCTACCCGGCTCACCAGCGTGGCCAATTCGGCCCGTGTGGTGGTTATGCAGAGGCTCCACGAGGCAGATTTAGCTGGGCTCTTGATAGACCAAGGCTACGAGCTTCTATGCCTCCCAATGAAGTATGACCCCGAAAGGCACTATGAGACCTCCCTTGGGCACGTCGATTTTAGGACGGTAGAGGGGGAACTTTTATGGCCGGAGCGTTTCCCGGAGGAAGCGGTAAAAGTGCAGCGTAAAGAGCTTGGGGCGCGTGGTGCAGCTGCACAGCATGACCAATTGCCAAGTCCTCCTGGGGGGGAATTATTCCAACGCTCTTGGATACAGCACTGGAACGAGTACCCGGCCCGCAAGACCAAAATTATACAGTCTTGGGATTGCTCTTTCAAAGATTTGAAAACCTCAGATTCGGTTGCGGGCCAGGTTTGGTTGGTCAAGGGCGGGGAGTATTATCTCTTAGATTCGGTGGCTGACAAAATGGGGATAGCGGCAACCATGCGGGCTATCGTCGCAATGTCGGCAAAATGGCCAAAAGCCAAAACAAAATTGATTGAGGATAAAGCCAACGGCACCGCCGTCATAGAGCTACTAAAGGGCTCTATACCCGGTATCATTGCCGTAAATCCGCAGGGTGGCAAGTGGGTACGAGCGCAAGCGGTTGCACCTTTGTGGGAGGCCGGAAATGTACATATCCCTAACCCGGCGGTTGCACCTTGGGTCGGGGATTTTGTAGAGGAGCTGGTTAAATTTACGGGCATTGCAGGCCGCCCCGATGATAGAGTTGATGCAATGACTCAAGCGCTGGCGTACCTTTACAAAAAGACAACGAAGGGGTATAGAGCTAAATTAAAGGCAATGCAAGAGGCAAGAGGAAGCTTATGAGATTAAAAGAAATCGTTGGTGCAAGGTTTGATTCATTTGTAAATTTTGCCACGGGCTTGGGCTCATATGCCCGTGATAAGCTTATGCAGACACAATTCCAGAATACGGCCCGACTCACACCACAGGCCCTCGAATACATGTACATGGGGGATGATATAGCCGCCCGTATCTGTGAAGCCTTGCCCGAATCCGCAAGCCGCAAATGGGCCGAAATCCAGCCAGATGACTCTGAAGATACCGAAGCCGCACAGAAGATTGAAAAGGCCTTAAAGGCTCTGGGGCTAAAGGGGGCTGCTCTTGAGGCCGCGATTTGGGGCCGTGTTTTGGGGGGCGCTGTGCTCTATATCGGCATAGATGACGGGCAGGACGTTTCAGAGCCTGTGAACGAAGCCCAAATCAGAAGCATTAAATTCCTTACGGTGCTCACAAAGCAAGAAATCCGGCCCTACACCTACCAAACAGACCCGGCCCTAGAGGGCTTTGGTAAGGTCCAGACCTACGAGATACAAGCCCTAGAGGGTATAGGCTTAAAAATCCACAGCTCCCGCGTGCTGGTCCTAGGTGGCGCCCGTACCACGAAGGTGCAGAAGAAAGCTAATGGCGGGTGGGATGATAGCGTATTGCACAAGGTGCATGATGTTTTAGTGCAGTTTGCAAGCGGGTGGCAAGCCACAGCCCACCTGATGACGGACGCCGCGCAGGGTGTTTTTAAGATTCAGGATTTGGCTGAAATACTGGCCTCTGGGGATTCGACTTTACTCCAAACCCGTATGGAGATTATGGATTCAACCCGGAGTGTGAGCCGGGCCATCATGGTAGACGCCGAAAACGAGGATTTTGAGCGGAAGGCTTATAACTTCTCAGGCGTTCCAGGGGTGCTGGATAAATTCATGCTTAGGCTAGCCGCCGCAGCTCGTATGCCCGTTACCAAGCTCATGGGCCAAAGCCCTGCGGGCATGAACGCCACAGGTGCCAGCGATTTGGATTTGTGGGATGGCGAGGCCCAAACCTACCAAGATGACGTTTTCACCCCCATAGTGCAACGTATGGCATATCTGGTGAGCATTGCCAAAGACACCCGGGTAGACCTCGAAGATTTTTCGGTAGTCTGGCCCAAAATACGTAACACCAGCGAAAAAGAACAAGCCGAAATCGAAAAACTCACAGCAGATAAGGACGTGGCCTATATAACTGCACAGGTACTTTTGCCAGAGGAAGTAGCACTAAGCCGCTATGGTAATGGGGAATTTTCGGCGCATACCTCGATTGACGTTGAGGCCCGGGCCGAAATCTTGGCCGCAGACGCCGCCGCGAGTAAGCTCACAGATGACCCCGAACCTGAGCCCGACGCTACCTAATGCCCTCAGAGGCCCAAATACGCCGGGCTTTTACCGGGGCAAGACGCAAGCCCCGGCAAGCCACGAAGGCCATTTTATGGCCCAACGCTGAAAGGCTCAAATACCATCGGGCCCTTATGCGTATGTTAGCCACGGTGCAAGCTCAGGTTTTATCTGAGTGGAAAACCGGCGGGGCTGCTCTCATAGAGGCCTACCAGGATGAGCGTGGGATAAGGCGGGATAGCTCTTTGGACTTCCTGCACGCCACTTTCGAGGACCTTGAGGGTACAACGGCGGAGTGGGCAGGCTCAGGCCCCACGGCTGTTAGTACCACGACGACCCGTGCCACGCTAACACCCCCCGGCCCCACTGTAACAGCCGAAACTCTTGCGGCTTCGGTGTGGGAGGGTGTCAATACGTCCCATAAAAAGCAGACCTCCGCCCAATTTGCTTCTATGCTAGGTGTGCAGGGCTCTAGCCTTGCAGGCGTATCCGAAGGCGTAGGCGTTGCCGGGCTGCCTCTGCTATCCCAAGAGGCCTATTTAGGGCCCGTCTCAGATGCGTTTGTACGTCAAAATGCCTCTCTCATAAAGTCAGTACGGGCCCAAGCCCTCGACAGGGCAGAGGCTCAGATTTTAGAGGGCCTGCGGGGTGGCCTCAGAAACGAGACCATAGCTAAGAATTTGCGGGCAAGCTTTGGCCTGTCTAAGAGCCGCGCGGCTCTGATAGCACGGGACCAAGTTGGCAAGCTGCAAGGTGAGCTAACAGAGCTGAGGCAAGTAAATGCGGGGATTGATGAGTATATCTGGGATTCATCCAAAGACGAGCGTGTTAGACCCACGCATCAAGAGCTAGATGGCACTACGCAAAAGTGGAGCGACCCCCCGGCGGTAGCGTTTGGAAAGGGAGGCGTAAGATATGCCCACCCTGGTGGGGATTATCAATGTCGGTGTAATGCCATCCCCGTGATGCCCGCAGGATGGCTAGAGGCTGCTAGCAGCGTGCTGAATTAGGGCCCGACCGAAGCCGGGCCCTCGGGCTGAGCTATTTACGCTACCCACTCAATATCAAAGCCGCAATCCTCTGCATTTTCTGAAATAACCCCAAAATCCATCGCCGATAGTTCAGGCTCTGCGCGATTTTCGAGATTCATCAGCTCGACGGCGTATTGACTCATATCCGTTGCGCCCTGCTCGGTAGTCGCAATATTCCCCACATGGGATAACGAGATCGCATGCCCCTCTGCCTGCATGAATCCGCATTTGCTCGCGCTGTTCATCGCTGCCTGTAGTTCTGATTTGCTGATTTTGATTGTCGTTGTCATCGTCTTTCCTTTGTTGTGCGTTGCCGCTTTGTCTATGTTCTTAATATACACCTTGTATATTTATACACAACCCCTAAAACCCCCTTTTTAAAATAAAAGTACTTTTAGGCTTAAGCTGATTTTTAGGGGGTGGGTATCAGGCGAGGTTTACAGCGTGTAATTATTTAAGAATATGCATAGCAGGCCCCTTAGGTTGAAGTTTGCTTATAAACCCAAGTATAAACACAACGTATATTTATAAGCAAGGGAAAAGAGACCTTTCTAAAATAAAAAGTACTTTTAGGCTTGCTTTACACAAAATCTTTGCTAGGGTCTTGATATGCGAGTTACCAGGTTTGATTTTTCTCGAATGGGTAAAGCCACAAAGACCAGCGCGGGTTTTTTGCGTGTCCCTGCGACTTTTGGGGCTGAGGGCATTTTGAAGTACACCACGCCAGAAGGTGGCGTTATTCGAGAGCTACGCACCAAAAAAGAGCTTTTTAAAACCGACTCTATAGCTACACTACGGGGGGCTCTCTTAACTGTAGACCATCCATCGGTGATGGGCCGCAAGGTGCTTGTGGGCCCTTCGAATGCTAAAGAGTTCGGCGTGGGCTTCATCGCAGACGAAAGCGGGGGCAACAAAACCCGGCTGGATGGCTTTGTGACTGTAACAGACCCCAACACCATAGCCCAAATCGACGCCGGAAGTTTGGTCGAGATTTCCCCCGGCTATACTTGCCGGGTAGATGCCACCCCCGGTGTACATGAGACTTTTGGCCCTTATGACCAAATCCAGACCGACATAATTTATAATCACGTTGCACTAGGCCCCAAGGATTGGAATAGGGCGGGCTCTGAAGTCGCACTTAGACTAGATTCTAACGGGTCCGAAGTCATACCCGAAATACGGGCCGATAAAGGCCAAGGTGAAAAGATGAAAATCAAAATTGATGGCATTACATTCGACGTTGAGGCCAACGTGGCCGAAGCTATTGAGCAAAACAAGGTCCGGGCGGATTCGGCCCTTTCCGTGATTGAAGCGGAGCGGGACACCCTGAAAGGTCGTGTTGATGCTATGACGCCTCAGCTTGAGAAAGCCAAGAAAGATTTGGCCGAAGCCACTGACGAAACCCGCATCGATTCGAAGGTTGCAGCTCGTATCAAGCTGGTTGAGTCTGCCAAGGCCGCACTACCCAAAGACACCAAAATCGAGGGGGCCAGCCTTGAAATTATGTCTCAGGTTATCCGCAACGATTCGAAAGATGCGGACCTTGCGGACAAGTCGGAGGGCTACATTCAAGGCCGCTTTGACGCCATCTGTGATGGGGCTACCCAGAAAACCGACGCCTCCCTTGCAGCTTCTCAGGCAGCCGCAGCCGCAGCCGGTGGCACTCGCCTCGATAGTGAGGATGCCCGGGCCAAGATGATTAAGCGCAACGCTGAAGCGTGGGAGACCAAACCCGCAGCGTAAGGCCGCCACTCCCTCAAACTCTAAAACAGGATTTTAAGAAAATGCCCCAATTATCAGTAAATGAAAACGCACCCATCGCAGTCTCTGGCATGGCCTCCGATAATGCAGGCCTTGAGTGTATCTCTCGGGTCTCTGCTACGCGCCAAAAAGAGCAAGTCGTGGTTACCACGGAGTATAACTCTGAAATCTTCACAATCACGATTGATGGCACGGCGTACCCCTACACCTCAGATGGCAGCGCCACAAAAGCCGAAATCAGCGCGGGCCTTAAGGCCCTCATTGATGCAGGCTCCGCAACCGTCGAAGTTGTTGACGATTTGACCGATACTCTTACTATCGAATCCACCGACCACGACAACGGCTTCACTATCAGTATCACAAATCCGGCGAATGGCGTGCTGACTCTGACAGCCCTGGTGGCGCAAGAAGAAGCCCTCGGTTTCGGCAAGTTCGTTGTGAATGATACCGGCGTTGATATTGATGCCGCAGGTCAAGTGGGTGTGCGTCTGCCTATCGCTACAGGCGAAGTCACAGGCGCCCCCGCAGGCTTTGTTCGGGCTGATATGAGCCGCCAGACCCGGGAAACTGCCCCTTATGCGGGCTATAACTCCGGCAACATGGTGCCCGTGGCCCGTAAGGGTCGTATGTGGGTGGAAGTTGAATCCGGCCAAGTTGGAAGTGTTGCTGCTTTCGCTTCGGTTTTCGCTCGTTTTGTGGCCGCAGGTACTGAGGAGCTGGGAGCCATTCGCACCGACGCCGACACTTCCGACGCTGTTGCAATCCCAGGCTGTAAATTCACAGGCCGTAAGATTGCCGCCGAAAATATCGCAGAAGTCGAAATGGACTTTGTTGGATAAGCCCGAAGGCTAACCAAAAACCTTAAAACAGGATAGAAAATATTATGAATTTGATGGCAATGCTCGCAACTATCGGTCTTCGGCTGGATGCGGCTTATACGTCGATTTTAGGCGATAAGCTTGAGGCCCTCCGGTCAAAGACCTATGACCTTTTGTTTCCCACTCTCAAGGCCCGTATGCTTATCCCCACAGATACCAGCATCGACACAGGGGCCGAATCCCACGCCTATATGGAGTACTCAGATGTAGGTATGGCGAAGCTTATCGCCAATTATGCCGACGATTTGCCCAATGTTGAAGTGAAGGGCGAAAAAATCACAGGTACTATTGAGGGTATTGGCGTCAGCTATTCGCTTTCGCTGCAAGACCTCCGGCGCTCCGCTATGAGTGGTGTGGATTTGCCCGGCAAGAAAGCCCGGGCGGCCCGCAAATTTGTGGAGCGTAAAATTGATGATATCGCCGCCGTGGGGGACAAAGCTACCAAGCTTCCGGGCCTCTTGACCCACCCCAACGTCACTATTTTGACGGCTAAAAACGATGGAACGGCTACGACTTGGATTCGTTCCGGGGCTACTGCAAACAAGATTGGTATGCTGATTTTAGAGGATATGCACAATATGGCCTCTAGTATGGTTGAGACGACCAAGGGCGTGCATATGCCCTCAACTCTGCTCTTGCCTACTAAGCAGCGGGCTCACATCGCCCAAACTCAGGTTACAGGGGACAACTCTTTAACCATCCTCAAGAGCTTTTTGGCAAACTCCGATAGCGTTACAGCGGTTGAGTCTTGGTACAAGTTGGCCACAGCCGACGCCGCAGGCACAGGCCCCCGGGCCGTAGCCTATGAGAAGAGCCCCGAAATTCTGGAATTGATTATTCCGCAGGATTTTGAGCAGCTCCCTGCACAAGCCAAGAGCCTTGCGTTTGTCACCCCCTGCCATGCCCGTTGTGGTGGTACGGTGGTCTACCGACCTTTGGGCGTTATCTATCAGGACGGTATCTAAGCCGAAAGGCCTAGCCCGTAGTAGTGAGACCCCACGGTTAAAGGGTGGCCGTGGGGTTTTTACCACCCTAGCCCCGGAAACTCCACAATGAAAACCGTCACAATCAACAGTAAAAAAGCATCCATTCTTGGCCTCTGCACGGGTGAAAGCCTTATGCCAGGCAGAAACGAAATCCCCGTCGAAAGCTTCGAAATCGTCAAAGAAGACCCTACATTTAAGAGCTGGCAAAAGCTTGGTTTCGTCTCTGTGGTGGCAGTAGCCCCCGCAAAGGCCCCCGCAAAGCCCGTAGATGTCGAAGCCCCCGCCCTCACTATTGAGGAGCTTTGCGCGTTGACCATCAAGAAAGCCACGGTGATTTTGGAAAAAACCGATAATCGGGAGTTTCTGCTGGATTGGCACGAAGCTGAAACCCGCCCGAAAATGCAAAACGCGATTGAAGTCCGGGTTGAAGGTCTCGAATAATGGCAGTCACGGCGGCTAGCTTTTTGGAGCGTTTCCCGGAGTTTGAAGCTGCCGGGTCCACGCTAATAGAGGCTAGCCTCACAGACGCCCGGCTTATGATTAGCTCTAGTGCCTATGGCGTCAAGTATGATATGGCCGTTCGGTTTCAGGCCGCCCACCTTCTGGCTATTAATCCTTTGGGAGAAATGGCCCGGCTTGATATGGATAAATGTGGCTCCGACGCTACAACGTATTCAGCGCAGCTTAAGACTATCCAAAGCTCTCTGGGTCTCGGGGTGCGGACTATCTAAGATGGCCAAAACCACTCTAAAAATTAAGGACAAAGACAGGGGCCTGAAAAAGATTACCCGTGAAATGTCCAAATTTAAGCGCAAAGTAGTGGCCGTAGGCATACTCCAAAAAGACGCCCCCCGGCTCTTTGACACGACCGAGACAGGCGAAAGGGCTTTGACTAATGCTGAGATTGGCTATCTTAATGAATACGGCATAGGTGTGCCTGAGCGCTCTTTTATCCGTGTGGGCGTTGACGAAGCCAAAGGCAAGATAATTAAAGTGCTCAAGAAAGGCGCGGGCGAAGTACTCGTAGCCCAAATGAGTGTTGACCAGGCTCTAAGGCTAACCGGGGTCTATGTCAAAGGCTCTCTTGTGCAACGCATCAACAAGGGCGGGGTCTTCACACCAAACCACCCCGAGACGATAGCCCGTAAAGGCTCCTCTAAGCCCCTCATAGATACCGGCCAGCTTAAGGGCTCCATAGATTTTGAAATCAAGGCCAAGACACCATGAGCCTTGATTTAGAGACCTATCACGATGCTTTCGAGGCTTGGATTTTATCCGCCACAGGACTGCCATCACAGTTTAAAAACGCAGCCCAAGTTTTTCAGGCCAAGGCCCGGGTGAAGCTGAATCTCACGGTTGTTGCAGGTCTTGGGATTGACGAAAACCGGGAAGATTACGACGATACACAGCCCGCAGGCTCCGAGTTAGTGCCGAATATCGCAGGCCCCCGCTTGCTCACGTTAGGGATAGTCGTTGAGAGTCGAGACCAGCGCCCCAACACCTCAGCTCAATACTACATTGAAAAAATCCGCACCTCGATTAAGAAACCCAAGATTAAAGCGGCTCTACACGCTGCGGGCTTGGGTTTCTCGTCCTTTGAGGGCTACAACGAATTAGACCCCACCATCATGCACCGTGTTGAATCACGGGTTGCTATAGATGCAATTTTTAATGCCGCTGCAAATGATATTGACACCTCAGAAGCACGGGGTTATGTTGATACGCTAGAAATAAGCTACGACCTTGAAAAACCAGTAGGCACAATCTCAGGCACCGATACTATAGACGGTAGCGGCCTCTAGGAGCTAGAAAATGTCACTTTCTGATATTGCCAGTGTTACGATTACAACCGCAACCCGCAGCATTAGCCGGGTTGCCTTTGATATTCCGCTTTTAGCTGCGTATGTGGATAGCTCCATTATCCCCGGGCGGGTGCAGCTTTATGGAAGCTTGCCAGAAATGGTAGCAGCGGGCCACGCAGTCACCGACCCCGCGTATTTGATGGCGCAGGCCATGAAATCCCAAAATCCGTCCATCAAGACGTGGAAGGTAGGCCGCCGGGCGCTACCTGCCCAGCAGAGCATACGACTCACCCCCACGATTACCACAGAGGGGGAGGTGCTCTCAATCAATGTAGATGGTACCGAAATCTCTTACACCATCTTGGGTGGGGCTTCTGTGGCAACGATTGTGACGGCCTTGCACGCCTTGGTTAATGCCATTGCTACGGTCACTTCCACAGATGACGTGACCCACTTGACCATAGCCCCCACCACCACCAATGATTTGTTGGCCTTTGGTGCGGTATCTGTGGGCTTTAAGTTTGAAGACCTCACGCCCGACCCCGGCATCGTGACCGACCTTGCAGCGATTGAAGCCGAAGACCCCTCTTTTTATGGCCTGCTTATTGATAGCAATTCAGAGGCCGAAATTAATGCGGCGGCGGTATGGGCCGAAGCTCGAAACGTGCTTTTTGGTGCCAGTACGATGGATACTCTCGTAAAAGACGTGGGCACGACCACAGACGTGGCAAGCGACCTCAAGGCCGCAGCATACGCCCGCACCTTCCTGCTCTTCGGCGAGTACTCTCAGCAATACCCCGCAGCGCGTTGGATGGGTAACCGCTTCCCCTATGACCCGGGCTCCACAACTTGGAAGTTCAAGACCCTCGCAGGACTTACAGTTTCTGAGTTGACAGCTGCTGAGACCTCTGCCCTTGCGGGCAAAAACTGCAACTATTACCTTGCTGTGGCTGGGGTGAATATCACAAGCGAGGGCTATAGCTCAAGCGGCGAATTCATTGACATCACCCGGGGTGTTGATTGGTATCGAGTACGCCAACAAGAGCGGGTTTTCTTCGTTTTGGTAAGTAATGGCAAACTGCCCTTTGACGACGAAACCGGGGATATATGGCGAGGTGTGATTCAAGCCCAGTTTGATGAAGGGGTACGAAAAGGTGTCTTTTTGCCTGATACTGAGGACACGCCGCAGCTTATTATCATCCCCCTTGCAGCCGACGTCTCCGCAGCAAATAAAGCTTTGCGGGTATGGCCTGATATGGAGGCTTCGGCTTACCTTGCGGGCGCGGTTCACGCGACTGTTATGTCTGTTTCCCTCAGCTTATAATTTAGGAGTTTAAGACTATGCCTGACTTAAAACATTACGACCCCGATATGGTTTCCATCAACTTTGCGGGTATCTCTTTTCAGGGTTTTGCCGAAGATACGATGGTTTCTATCGAACGTGAAACCGATGATTTTACCGACGTTGCAGGCGTTCGGGGCGAGGTTACCCGCTCTAAAAGTCTCGACAACCGGGCCACCATTACGGTTAGCCTTATGCAGTCTTCTCGTACCAATGACAGATTGGCCACTATCCGGGCGCTTGACAAAGCCAGCCCCAACGGGGCCGGGGTCTACCCAATTATGGTGCGAGACCGACAAGGCAACGCCATCCACACGGGGGAGCAAGCTTGGATTGCTCGTAACCCCGATACAGAGTATGGGCCCACGCCCACCGCCCGAGAGTGGAAGTTTCGGGTTGCAAACCTGATTGATTTTGATGGTGGTAGCTGATACCCCCTAAGCCTTACACCCTTTTTAGAGGCTCCAAATGCGTAAACACGAAGAAAAAAAGATTGGAAAAAACGTCTACCGCGTAACACAGCTCCCCTTTACCGAAGGCCGTGGTGCGGCGTTGCGACTCGCAAAAATCGCAGGCCCTGCTTTGGCCGAAGCTTTCGGGGGTATTGATTCAGAGGTAAACCTTGAAGATATGGACGTGGGCAATATGGCCGGGGCTTTCAATACCCTGCTAATGTCTATGACCGAGGAAGACCTCAAATATTTTACGGATTTATTTGCTGAAAATTCCGAGGTGGAAACAGGCCCACAGGCGTGGGTGCCCTTACACAGGGATATAGACGATTATTTTTCTGAGGATTACAGCGCGTGGCTGGGTTGGATGGCGTTCGCTATCAAGGTTAATTTCGCAAGTTTTTTCGGCGGAGGGCAAAATATCGCCCGCCTGCTCAAAAAGGTGAAACAATCTCAATCCCAGCCGGTATCGACTGGGAAAGCTGGCGACTCCTCACAAGTGAGCGAATAAGCGTAACCCTGCGGGAGCTGGAAGAGCACTGGTCTATTGATGACGTAGCAGAAGCCCACGAGGTACTTGATTTTATTGAAGGGGCCGTAGCAAAGGCCAATAGGAGCAAAGAAAAATGGTAGTTCGGGAGCTTCTAGCCACCTTCGGGGTTAAATTTGATGACAAAGGCCTGAAAAAAGCCAACAAGGGTATTTCAGGCACCATCAAGCAAATGGGTACCCTATCCAGCCTCCTAACCGGCGGGGCCCTCGCCTTCGGCTTCAAGTTTTTGATTGACCGGGCCTCCGACGCAGAAGAGCAGCTAAACGTTATCAATTCAGCTTTCGAAGACCAAGCGGGCGCGGTGCTGCAATGGGCAGACGCCACGGCCACGGTTATGGGGCGCTCTGTGGATGAGCTGGGTAATTATGCCGGGGCTCTTGGGGCCATTCTACAACCCACCTTGCAAAACGCCAAAGCTACCGCCCAAATGTCAACTGAGCTAGGGGGGCTTGCTGTTGACCTTGCATCCTTTTTCAACACAACGGATACACAGGCCCTAGAGGCTATTAAGTCGGCTCTTATAGGGCAGTCTCGCCCCCTTATGCAATATGGCGTTGTTATGAGCGAGGCCGCTTTGCAGGCTTTCGCCTTGGAGCAAGGCCTAACAAAAACAACAAAACAAATGAACATAGCGGAGAAAACCCAGCTCCGTTACAATTTCATTATGTCGAAAACCGTTACCGCGCAAGGCGACGCGGCTAAGACGGCGGATGGGTACGCGAACGCCACACGCGGCCTTGATGGGGCATTGAAAGACCTAGCCACCTTGGCCGGGCAAAAGCTTTTGCCCCTAGCCACGGGCATGGTGATAGCTTTTAGGGGTCTCTCCCGGGAGTTTCTAGCCTTGAGTAAACGAACACGAATCCTAGAAGGGCTGCTAGTGGCGCTTGCTGTTGTGGGGCTAATCGCTATGGCCCCCTTTTTCCCATTCGTTATTATTGCCCTTAAGCTAGCGGCGGCGGTTGCCCTTTTAGCTTTGGCCTATGATGACTTCACCACCTTTTTGCGTGGGGGGGATTCGGCTCTTGAGGCCGTAATAGATAAGTTTTTTGATGCTGAGGAAGGCGGGGCTGCCCTAAAAGCCGTAATTTTGACTGTATCCGAGGCTATAGGCTCTTTAGGTAAGGTTGCGGCGGCTCTGTTTATGGGCTTGCAGGGGGATATGTCGGGATTTACTCTTCTTATGGAGGACTGGAACAAATGGGCCCTCTCTCTCGGGGATACATTAGGCGAAATTTTTACAGGCCTCGGCTTGTCAATCGGGGATATGTTTCGGGAGTGGTGGGAAGGTTTCAACCTGCTAGAGCAAGCCGTTAATGGGGTATTAGCAGCTTTTGAAAACATTGCACGACTCGCAGGCCTTGGCCTTGCTCTGGATGCTTACAAGGCCCTTGCAGACGTGAAGTTACCCCCAGGTATGCTGGCCGCGATGGCAGCCCCTGAAATGGGGGGCAAGACTTTTGCCATTCCCCAAGGCCGGGGGACTCAAAACAGTGTCAGCAATGGCCCACGCACGATGAATGTGACAGTAAACGCCAAGAATGCAGACGCCCGAGAGACCGCTGGTATCGTACAAAAATCATGGCGTATGGATGACGAAGCCGCCCGCAGACAGACCGCCGAAAGCTTGGGGGTTACCAAATGAGCCTCGCTGATTTGATTTTCGGAAAAGACCTTGTCGAGATAGAGACCATTCAGATAGATGCAACGATTTCTGAGACCCACGGCAAAGCCGCCGAAATAGCCCAACACAGGGTTGAGGATGGCTCCCAAATATCCGACAATATAAGAGCCCTCCCGGACTCTCTTGAATTATCCGGCGTGATTACAAACCACCCCCTGGACATAACCGATATTATAGCAGGGGGGGATAGGGTTAAGGACGCATATGCAGCCTTATCAGGCCTTATAGACAGGGGTGAAATCTTCACCATTACAACCGAGCTGAAAACTTACGAAAGCATGGCCTTAGGCTCTCTGGTCGTCGCAAGAGACGCCGAAACTGGTGAAGCCCTGCACTTTTCTTGCAGCGCAGAGCAGGTCGTAACCGTAACCGCTTCGAGTATCGAAGTGCAGGCCGCCGCCCCTGACCCGGTGGAAGCCCGGGGCACCCCAAGCGCTGCACAGGGTAAAAAACCACCAACCCCCGCCCCGGCGGCGGTGGAAAGAGACGTTTCAGCGTTGCGCCTGTTAGGTGAAGCTGCGGGGGCCTTCTGATGAGCGTTGTAATCCCGATAACTCCCGGCGTACCTCTTGCTACTTTCTCTTCAAAATTGGATGGAGTATCTTACAATTTCCGGCTTGTTTACAACGGGAGAGAAGGTCTTTTCAGAATTTCAATTGCTACCGTTGACGGGGCTGCCATCCAAGCCGGGCGCAAAATCGTCACAGGCTTTGACCTCCTGAGGGGCAATACCCACGCCGCCCGCCCCCCGGGGCTGCTCATGGCCATAGATACCGAAGGCGGGGACCTGGACCCCGGGCTCGATGACTTGGGGGGCCGTGTTTTGCTGGTCTACACCCCGGAGGCCGAGTTATGAGCTTATTTGATAGGCGCGCACAAATCAATATTGGTGGGGCTGATTTCAGTAATCTTGATATGGTTTTTAGTGTCGAAAAAGACCTCGCAGGCGAAGCCAACTCAGCCCAATTCGATATTTACAATTTAAATCCAGCCCACCGGAATCAGGTCAAAGAGCTGGCCTCAAATGATGAAAAAATCCCTGTGATTTTCAAGGCCGGGTATGCTGGAAACCTGGGCCAGCTTTTCACGGGGGAGCTATCTGAGGGCTTTTCACGGCAAGACGGCCCGGAGTGGGTGACCACTATCAGAAGCTCCGACGGTGCAAAAGCAGGGGGCACAGGCCGCATAAACAAGACCTTTTCCGCCCAAGCCACGGTTGAGGCCGTTTTAAAAGACCTTGCAAAGGCTGTGGACGTAGGCATAGGCAACGCCGCCGAAGCCGTCAAGAGTGCCCTTATGGGGGGCAAGGTTAGCAATTTCACAACCGGGGTTACATTATCCGGTGGGGGTCTTGCCCACCTAGACCACATCCTAAAATCTTGTGGTCTTGAATACTCCATCCAGGACGGCGAATTGCAAATAGTCCCCCTCGATGAAGCCCTTGACTCTCAGGCCGTGGTTTTGTCTGCTGGCTCTGGCTTGTTGGGTGTACCTGAAATCGGGAGCGACGGCATAGTAAAGGCGAGGGCTCTTTTAATCCCGGAGCTTATGCCCGGGCGCAAAGTGCAAATCGACTCAGAGCATGGCGTTTCAGGTCTCTTTAGGGTTGAAAGGTCCGTATTTTCGGGGGATACTGCCGGGGATGATTGGACCGTAGCAATTGAGGCTAAATAATGCCAACCACCCCCACTTGGGCCACGCTTATAAAAAGGGCTATAGATAAGCGCCTAGTAGATTTGCACGTCTCCCTGCCCGGCAAAATCGTCTCCTATGACGCTGTAACACAGACCGCAGAGATTCAGCCCCAACTAGGGCGGTACGTTGCGGCCACCGATGACCAAGAGGCCTTAGAGGAGACTCTACCCCCGCTCGTAAACGTGCCCATACTGCACCCCAGGGGCGGCGGCTTTTTCGTATCTTTCCCCCTTGCGGTGGGGGATTCTGTCTTGATTCTAATCGTAGAGCGGGATTATTCCCAGTGGCTAGAAAACGGGCAAGAGACCACCCCCGCAGACCAGAGGATGCACGACTTGAGTTTTGCGGTAGCCATCCCAACCAACTTTTACCCCAAAGAGCAGGCACTAAAAGAGGCTGACCCGGCCAAGCTCATTATAGGCCACGACGAAGGGGCACAGGTCCGCATAGATGCAGCTGGGCTCGTAGAGGTAGGCAAGCAAGGCGAGACCTATCAGGCCGTAGCTCTTGCAGATGATGTAAAGGCCCGCTTTGATAGCCTACAAACGGCCCACGATGGCCATGTACATATAACTACAGCCACAATAGGTGCAAGTGCAGCCCCCGGCATATTGGCGCCCACAGCTGCCCCCGTGGGGCCTCTTGCAGAAGTGGGCTCCTCAAAAGTCAAGGTTGAGATATGAGCGCAAGCCTACAAGACATTAAAGATATTTTGCGGGGTGGGTATTATTCGGACTACCCCCCGGATACCGACGCCCCTATTACTAAAACGGCAGATTCGGCCCTTGACGTTTTGGCAGATGCTATTTTTGCGGCTGTGGACCCTACTGCCGAAAAATCTTTCTTCTCAGCTTACAATAACGCAGTGCAAAGTATGCCTGCCACACCCGCGTGGGAGAAAGTAGAATTCAACACAGAGAGGGATGACGACGGCTCAGATTTCAACACCTCTACTCACGAGTACACGGCCCCAAATCTAAAAACAAATACGCTTGGGGCTAGAGTCCGATTTTACAATGTGTCTTCCGGGGACCGTTTGATTATGAGGTTGGACGTGAACGGTACAAAATATAGAATCGCCGAAACCGTGGTTAGCGACACTATCGAAACCCTCACGGGGACAGAGGAGATTAAGCTCCCGTCTTCCGCTGTCGTATTTGTTGAGGTCTATAACACGGGTGGGGCTTGTGATATTTCAAGCGGGTCTGAATATTCCTCTTTCTGGGGCGGCGAAAAATGACCGATTTCCTACTAGATGCGGATGGCGACATTTCCTTGACAGATTCTGGGGATTTTGAGCTAGTAACCGACGCCGAAGCCGTGGGGCAACATTTACAAATGCGCCTGCTAACTTTCCTCGGGGAGTGGTTTTTAGATAAGAATGTGGGGGTTCCATACTTCCAAAAGATTTTTGGTAAAAAGGCCAAATTTGCCACGACCCGAAGCATCTTGCGGGCCGTTGTGGCCACCACTCCGGGCATAAAAACCATCGAAGAATTCACTTTTGACTCCGACCGGGTGGCTCGTGTATTGTCCCTCACTTGTCAAGGTCTTCTGGACGACTCCACAGAGTACACTTTTGAATACACAGAGCTTAAAATAGGGGTTTAGAATGTCTTTCGGCGTAACTATCACGGGCTTTGTAGAGAAGACCCTAGAGCAGATTAAGACCGATATTTTTGACGATTGGAAGGCCAATATTTCGGCCAAAATCAATACCACGGCCTCTAGCTGGTCAGGGGTTATAGTCGGCATTATGTCGAGCAAATTAAGTGAGGTTTGGGAAATGGGTGCAGGGGTGTATTCCGCCTTTGACCCCGACGAAGCCACAGGGGACGCCCTCACAGGCCTTGCCGCCCTCACAGGTACAATCCGCCGCTTGGCCACAGAGAGCACGGCGGCGGTAGATGTAGTGGTAACACAGGCCGTTAATATTGCGGAGGGGACCTTCCAAATTAGCGTCACAGGCAACCCGGCGGCGGCTTTTGTCAATGCAGAGGCCATTGTGGCGGCGGGAGCTGGTACCGTGGCTGATGTGGCCTTCGAAGCTGTGACCGCCGGGGCTACCGTAGCCAATGCCGCAACACTAACCGTTATTGATACCCCTACCACGGGCGCGGCTAGCGTCACCAACCCGCTGGACGCCACCATAGGCGCCGCAGAAGAGACCGACGCCGCGCTAAGGCTCCGGAGGGAGGCAGATTTATCTAAGCCAGGCACAGGCACAGTAGACGCCATCCGGGCGGACCTTTTGAACGTATCGGGTGTGACTTCGGCCCGGGTCTTTGAAAACGACACCGACGCCACCGATGGGGATGGCTTGCCCCCGCACTCAATAGAGGCTTTAGTTTTGGGGGGAGCTGCTCAGGACGTGGTTGACCAGATATGGGCCAGCAAAGGCGCAGGCATCCAGACCTATGGGGCAAGCTCTGGCACTGCGGAGGATTCGGTAGGGGATAACCATACCGTTAATTACACACGACCCACCGAAAAACGCATATATCTGGAAATAGACTTGACGACCGATGCTGACTATCCTGTTGACGGTGATGCACAGGTGGCCACGGCTGCGGCTGCTCTTGTTCAGGCCTTCGTGATAGGGGATGATTTTATTTTAGCTGTGGTCTCGGCTGCGGCCTTTGGTGTCTCAGGTGTTGTAGATGTTACCGCCATTCGGGCGGGCTTCACTATCTCCCCCGTGGGTACCGTGAATTTATCAATCGGCATTCGGGAGTTGGCAACCCTCGACACTTCTGATATCGTGGTTGCATAATGCTTAGTTACGTATCCAACCATGCTGCAAGCGGCGTTGCCTTTTTGTTGCAGCAACTCAAAGGTAAGGCCAAGACTACGGCCCTAATCTCTGCCTTTTTGGTTGAGATACAAGCCCTTGAGGATATGCTCTGGGACTTGCTCACCTTGAGGCTACCCGACGCCGCCGTTGGGGCTCAATTAGACGTGCTAGGCCGCATCCTGCAAGTGGAGAGACTAGGCCGCACAGATGCAGAGTACCGCAAGTGGCTACAAGCCCAAATTACTGTGCTCAGGTCTTCAGGCACGGCGCTTGATGTTCTAACGGTGCTAGAGACCCTAAAAGATGTAGGGGTCTCTCTTGTGCTTTCCGAAGAATTCCCGGCGGCCTTCAATGTTTATATGCAGGGCACCCAGAGTGCGGGGGCCTCTATAGCTGAAATCATAAAAAAGGCGAAGCTTGCCGGAGTTCGGGGACTCGTAACCTGGACCCCGGCAGCAACCCCCTTTGCTTTTGACTCTTCAACGGTCGGCTTTGATGATTCGAGCGGGCTAGGGACTACGGCCTAAAATGAGCAGACCTGATAAATTACCCCTTTGGAATACAGGTGGGGCCAATAACACGGAGCCCAATGCAGCAAAGAAAGCTCTAGGCTGGACTAATGAGGAAAAACCCGTCTCTTCGGCCTATATGAATTGGCTTTTTAAGCTAACCCAGGAGTGGATTACTCACCTAGATGGGGGTGTAGCCCTTATGGTGGCAGCCATTGCCAGCAACTTGAATTTAGAAACCACGCCATCCACCGCTATCGTCTACGATTCGGTTTTTGACGGGGTGGATACTTGGGTAGCCGTAGGTGCTGGGGGGCTTATTTGGACCTCTGACCGACAAACCAAAGTTTGGACTGCCAGAACAAGCGGAGTTGCCACAGACTTAAAAGGCTCGGTGTGGGATGGGGCTCAATTCGTGGTGGTGGGCTCGGGCGGCGTTGTTCTTACGTCCCCCACTGGCGTTACTTGGAATGCAGAAACGAGCGGCACGGGAAATGCCCTTGAAGACATAGCCCACAATGGGTCCCTATTGGTAGCCGTGGGGGGCTCTGGTACCGTTATCACCTCTCCCGATGGTGCTGCATGGACAACTAGAACGAGCGGGACTTCTGATGACTTAACAGCTTGCGCCACTGACCTGACCTCTTTCGTTACCGTTGGGGACTTGGGCACCGTTATCACGTCCCCAACAGGGGTTACTTGGTCCCCCGGTGTAAGTGGCTTAGGCCCCGTAACTATAACCGACGTGGAGTATGGGGCGGGGGTTTGGCTGTTCGTCATTACCTCTAGTATTTATATATCGGAGGACGCGGGGGCTACATGGGCCCTTGCCTACACCCCGGGGGGTGCCGCCCCCTCTATACATTGTATTCTGTGGACGGGGGATTTTTTCGCTTGCCCCGGAAATCCCATGACACACCCCATTATGACTACTTCCCGAGATGGGGTGGATTTTAGAGACACCTCCATTACCTACGATTACGCCAAAAACGCCGCATCCTTTGGGGCCGGTGTAATTCTATTCGTCGGGGATAACGGCGAAATCCATTCATCTTTAAGGAGCTAAAACATGTTTAAATCTTTTTATCTGTCCCTTGCTTTCCTCTTTCTCTTGCCCGCCCTGAGCCACGCCCAAGGCACCAGCCCCCTCTATAGTGCCCAAATCTCCCGCACTCAGGACAACTCAGGCACTGAAAAAGCCCTTGATGCAGAGCCCATTAACGTGGCCTGCTCTGCGGGCTTCGAGTTGCTCGCAGACCCTGGGTGTGCATCTTTCACGATTAACGCCCGGGGCCTTAAAAAGGTCACTCTGATTATCAAGTTTACGAAATCGACGGCAACCAAGGTCTTTATGGAAGTTGATGGCTCGACTACCAACGCCGCAACCGGCCCTTGGGGTATTCAGCAAGGGGGCACGGCCTCTCTGCCTGCCATGGTGATGACCAATCTAACCCCCGAATGGGACACCACATCAGCAACGGTCGAGGTCTGGCAAGTGATTTACACGGTCGAAGCCCCTGATATGAGGTTTCGATTTTGGAGCACGGGTGGGGCTGCCGGGGATATTATCGACGTTTACACGGTGCAGGCGGGGCTATGAGACCTTATATTCTATTTGCAGTACTTCTTTTTTTAACTCCCTTTGCGGTGCAGGCCAATTTTCCCGGGGGTCTGGATTACAGCTATAGCTCGGGCGGCGGGGGCGCTGCTACTTTCCCTGTCGATGGGACGCCATGGGGCAAGATGACCAACCCGGAAGACGGTGTTTTCTGCATCCAGAACGAAGTGGGAACAGAGGGGTCTTGCTTGTGGCTCACGGGGAGTTCCGTCCATTTCTACAATCTGGCGAAAGCAACGGAGTATGACGTAAACGTTAATTCAATCAACGCCAGCGGAGACGGCGGAGCGAACTCAAATGGCGTCTGGGTTGGGGCGGGTGATGAATTTTGGAGCGGAAAAGATACCGGATACTGCTGGACAGATAACGCAAATGGGCGGCTAGGCACGGTAACAGCCTGCATTTACTCCGGCACAGGCACGCCCGAGGGGTCCAAGACTGCGACCGTTGGCTCTGCCTATATTCGCTTAGATGGCGGCGGCGGCATTCCGACATTCTATACTAAAAAGAGCGGCGTCGGTAACACCGGCTGGTGGCCATTGATGGATGGGGATATGAAATCCACCGGGGGCGGGGTCTACGCAAGCGCGGATATCGTGATTGATATGAGTGGCGTAACCCCCGGTGTCTGGGAGGAAGTCACAGACGCGAATATAGATGAAATAGTGGCTCTCACTAACAATTACACCGTAAGCGACGGCGGCCTCACGCCCGATGCGGGGGCAGCTTACGGCCTGTACTTGTTCTCAGGAATGCTACATTTCAAGGCTCAGAACAACGATATCATTGAGTTTGTTGCTTACGCTAACGGGGGACACCTTGAAACTGGGTATGGGTGCAAGACGTATAGAACAATGACAGGCACGGATTGGGGGGCGGACGGTATCCACTGTAAGTTTTTTATGAGCACAACTGATGAGGTCCGGCTCTATGTGAAGAGCACGACCACGAACAATATCACCCTCCAACAGGAAACCGGCTGGAATCTCGGGAGATAATTATGAAAACACTCACCCTCAAGGGCGCTCTGCTCATTCTCGCAGGTTTCTCTATCCCCTCAATAGCTCTCATGGTTTCGGCGGCCAACGTCGGGGATATGATTTACACCAAAAAGCTCCCAGAAGTGGAGCTAGGGACTATCACAGGAGGTGTTGCGAAGGCCGTTGAATGCGTGGGCTACACCCACCCCGAGACCTTGCCCGGAGGGATTTTAACCTATCGGGTTATCCGTTACGAAAAGGGCTCTATGGCCGATGGCACAGAGCAAAAAACCGCCACAGCTGAAGCACGGGCGGCTCAATACCTCGCAGGCAATAGGCATGTCTCCACTGCGGAGACCTACCCGGAGCCCCTAAAAAGGCGCCCTGTGCTCTGGCAGGCCGGGCAATGTTGGATTGAATATCTGACTCTAGTGCACGGCATACCCCCCGGGGAGGCCCCAAGGGCCGTGGCTATCCGAAAAGAGGGGGCTGCCTATTATTCTATTGTCGTGGTCAAAGTCGTGAATGATTCAGCCACTTTTTTGCAAGACGTTGAAAACGGGCTCGTTATCCAGGCCCTTGACCAGGTGGAGTAATCCAATGGAATCAGACCTTCTAACGAATATAGCCGGAGCTATGGCTATTCTTTTGGGGGGCGGGGGGCTTGGCGCCGTATTCTCCCCCCGGCGGGCCATGAATAAAGAGCTTGCCGACGCTGAACACAAGGCCTTACACGCCCGAATCGACGCGCAAAAAGAACTTTTCGGGCAAGCTCTTGAGAATATCCACGGGCGGTTAGATGAGCAGAACTCGGACATAAAAGAGATTCTGCGTAGAATCCCCAAATGAATGGCAAGGGCTCCGGGCGCCGGGCTCTGCTGGTAGCTCCGAAGAAATACCGCAGCAACTATAGTTTGACCTACCGCAAAAGTCTCTTGAGAAGGCTCTGGGAGTGGTTATGCACTACGATTTAGAAAACTCTTTTGTGGTGCATGGCCTGCACTTTGAAAAGGTTAACGGCACAAAAGGCAAGGGCAAGTACCGTGTTACAAAAGACTTCGAGTTTCCGACCGAGTTGCGCCCGATTCACCTCGTAGGCACCTTGGGAGCCTCTATCAGCCCCGAAGGTGTCTTGACCCTACATAAGGGTATGCTCTTTGACCCGTCGGGCCCGACCTTTGACGATATGCGGAACCTGCTAGCCTCTGCTCTTCACGATGGGGGTTATGAAATGCTCAAGGCGGGGGCCATCGGGCAACCCGTCCCTAATTGCATACAAGACCGCGTGCTAAAAAACCATGACCGGTGCCGCAAGTGGTTTGATTGCCTCTATAGCGACGTGCTGGCCGTGTCTTGGCCGATGTACCAACCCAAAGACCCGGGCTTTTTTGTGCGCCGGTGGCTAGGCTTCAAGGGCCTTTTGCGCACTTTACGCCGGAAAGCAAACTACGCCGGTGTGCGTATCGGTGGGGCCTCATCTGCGGAGCTTGCGAAATGAGCACCCCCAAAGTAGTCCTAGCTTTTGACCTTGGCCACGGTGGCACGAACCACGGCTGCGACGTTGGAGACGTGTTGGAAAAAGATTATGTGCTAGAGCGTGGGCTCTTGTTGCAGGAAATGTCCGAAGCCTGCGGCGTGGAGACGTTTTTAATCCGCTCTGATGACAAAACACTAAGCTTTGCGGAGCGGGCCGCTATCGCAGACTCAGGGGGTGCAACACACGTTTTTAGTCTACACGTCAACTCAAGTGCCAATCGGTCTTGGCACGGGGCTCTTTGCCTGGCCTACCCGGGCAACCGAGCTATGAAATCAATCTGTGAGAGTATATCATCGGCTATGCCATCACCCTTGAAACGCTATGACGGGGCCCGATGGGCAACGCCCGAGCTGTGGGGGGATTCACACGCGGTTTTATCTGCGTTTAGGCAGCCCACCGCCCTCATAGAGCTGGGCTTTGGTTCTAATGTCGGGGATTTGGTCTCTCTATTTGATGTAAAGCTAAAGGTCTTGTCAAATCTCGCTATTTGTGCAGGCGCTGTGCGGCTTTAGCTCGGCTGTGGGCCTTGCGTTTCAGGCTCTTGTTTAGCTTCCGGGCTCTCTCTCTTGCAATTTTTACACCTAACTTCGTCGTGGGCGCCGCCCCCTTATAAACCTGAATATCTTTAACCTTGGGGTCTGCAAAGGCCTTCTGGATTGCCTCTGGGGTTATGTTTTGGGTGTGCTCTTCATTGCCGTGAATATCTCGGGTTTTCATTCTCTCAATCCTTTTTGAAGTTAAATTCTAGCTGCGGCTCCGGGGCTTCTGCGACCCTGTGCAGGCTCCCGGAGGCCTTCGAGACTGCATAGACGATAAAGCTAGGGCTCAGACCACTACACTGCACCATAGCACGAGTGAGCACTATTTCACGACCCCGGCCATTATGCCCCAACACAAAACCCGAGACCAGAGGGCAGTTTCGGGCTTTAAACATGCTGTCAAAGGTGCCAATACCCTCTATTAAGACTCTCATTTCTTAGCCCCATAGGTGCAATACATAGCCCGCGAGTCTTCAGTTAAGTTACAGGTTAGCAAGTACCCCGAAACCCGCCGGGAAAAGAAAGTCCCGGGGCTAAGGGAGACCGCGAAAGTATCATAAGGTGGAGGGCTAACCGTTACCCACTTATCATCCACTTTGGCCCAACTATTGCCCCTTGCGTCTTTGTAGGTGCCTCCTGTGGAGTGTACAAAGCCCTCTGGGGCGTGCAGGAGGTCACATTGTGCATGAGTCAAAATCACATCGTGAGGCCTCTTGCCATCAAGATACTCTTGGGGCGTGATTTTCGAGACCTCTAAGAGCTGCGCATAGGTGCCACAGGGCGGGGGTTGTGGGATGCTGTCACCAAAGCCTAATCTAAAGCCTATTAGGATGCCCAAGATTAAAAAACCGATGTGGGGGGCGAGATACTCTAAAAAGCTCATCTTAATTTTGTCCTTTGGGCGGGAGGCTCAGTAGAAAAGCCTCTACCCTGTGAAAGTGCGTTATCTTCACCATTTCACCATGGCGTGTTATGAAAACCCTATCTGCGGGACTAACATAGCGGGGGCCTTGCACCTCTAGCCCGTGCTCTTCTAGGGCCTCTAGCGCCTTTTCTGAAATCATTTCAGCTCCCGCAGCAAATCATTTACAAGTTGTGGTGTGGGTTTTCCGTCCGGCTGTGGTTTCACTGCATTAAGCTCATAGGCCCAACCGAAAGGGCTTATCCAAGTTTTTAGCTTGTACGTCCGTTTGGCCCCCGACTCTTTGACGAATGTTATCAAGTATGTTCCGGGGTCTAGGTCCAAATATGGCACCGAAACCGGGCCCCGCCGGGTGCGCCTTTTCGGGAATCGGGGCTTCATGCATCCGGTATTCGGGGGGAAGTTGCCGGTTATGGGCATTCGCAAGATATTAATCATTTCAACTCTCCAATAATCTGCCGTAGAAGATGCTTGCGGTATTTCAGGGGCTGCATTTCGGCCACGACTTCAAGGTGCTTTTGCACGCCCCGGGGTGGCAGGTTGCCTGCTACGGCCCGAAGCCATGCCCGGTGACCTCCTGTAGTATAGGCTGCGCTTCTTACCACCTCCCGCATTAGGGCGTTGTGGGCTTGGGATTGAGTAAGCATCACGGCTCCAAGTACCCGGCCCTTGTACAGGCCGCCACGGGGTTTTTATCTTCACAGATAGTTCGGGCAACCCATCGGCCAAAGGTCGTCTCTCGGCGGCACTCGTCAAGGCTGCGGGTGGTTTCTTTGAGTTCTTGCGAGGTCTGTGCAATTTTTATGCTCTGGGAGTGTATAAAAGCTACTCCCAGATAAGCGCAAGAGAAAGTGCAGCAGCACAGCATAGTGAAAAATATCTTGGTTGACATGCTCAGGGGCTGCGGGGGTTCCTCTCGGGTTTTTGGGCTCAGCTCCGGGGCCTGCAAAAAAGTGAAGTCTTCGGCGGGGCTTGTGCCGTCAGCTTCAACAAAGCCCAAAACTTCCACCATTTCTACGGCTTGCTCCCCTGAATGGAATTGGGCATCCCCCGGATACCAGCTATAATTATGAGGCAGCTCCCGGGCTAGGCCACCTTCTACCTTTTGCAAGAGATTGTAAAAAACACCCTCTTGCAGGGTGAAGTCTTCAGGGCGTTTCCAGCGTCTTGGGGATTTCATTTTGGCACTCTCTCAAATTTACGGCCTAAAAGCTTTTCGGCGGCCTCTACGGCTTCTTTTTTTGAGCTTTTTGCAGCCCCTTGGAAGCAGTCCGCATCGTTGCAAGCCACATACAGAGCAGAC